CGTCTTCTGCTTTAAAAGATCAAGTTGGACCTGCTGCGCGGCTGTCACGACCGTGTTGTTCTGCCGCGCGATCGTGTCGGCCTGAAGCTGAAGCCGCATTGCCTCCTTGGCCCCGGACATCAATCCGAACGTGGCAATTTCGGCCTGCTGTGACGCGAGGCCCTTGGTCTGCGAGTCGATGAAGCTGTCGACCGCGTTCTTTCCCGCCATCGCCGCGTAGTTGAAATCCTTCAGCTTCTTTGTCGCCTTGTCCGTCGAGGCATGGAACGCGGCGACCGCCGCGTCCATCTCTCCGCCGCGCCAGATGCCGGCGAGCGAGGCTTGGGTCGCAGCGGCGGTCGCGGCGACGTCGCCCGCCTTGGTCTTCAGGTGCTCGTAGGCACCCGCCACGTCTCCCTTGATCAGCCGCGCCAGGCCGCCCCAGATGATCGATAGCGCGTCGCCGGCGACCTGCATGGTCGCGGAGACCAGCACCCCCGCCGTCACGAGGCCCTTCATCGAAGCGCTCAACGCGTTGACGACGAGGTCAAGCGCCCCGGAGTTCTTTGCCGCCCCGACCATCTTGTTGGACACGTCGACCAGAATCGGCAGCAGCCCTTCTGCGGTCTGCACGACCACGCCCTTCACCGCGTAGCCGAGCCGGGTCATGTTGTCGTTGAACACTTCGGCCTGCTTGGCCGCCGTGGTCGAGACGATCGCGCCGAACTGCCTGGCCTCGTCGTTCATCTCCTTCAGGCCGTCACGCCCGCCGTTGAGCAGCGGGATCAGGTCGGCGCCGGCCTTGCCAAAGAGCGCCATGGCCGCCGCCGTCTTGCCGGGACCGTCCTTGATTCCCTCGAAGGCCGCCGCCAGGTCGCCCATGACGACCTCGGAGGATTTCAGCTTGCCGTTGGCATCGGTCGCCGAGACGCCGAGCGCACGAAACGCGTTGGCCGCGTCCGACGTCGGCTTGCCGGCGGCTTCCACCATCGCCTTGTTGAGCTTGCCGACACCCTTGCTGAGCTGCTCGAACGACACGTCGGAGAGATCGGCCGCATAGGCGAGCGCGGAGAGTTGCTCGACCGGGATACCGAGCTTCTGCGATGTCTTGTTCAGCTTGTCCATATCGTCGATCGTGCGCGACAGCGCAACACCAACAGCCGCCCCGACGGCAGCGAACGCCGTCGCAGCCGCCGCCGCAACGCCGGCTACGCCGACGCCGAAGCCCGACAGGCTCGAACCTGCGGACTTCAGTCCCGTCTCGAACTGGGCCGTGTCGATGCCCAAAACGGCCCGGAGCGCACCTATTATGGCATTCCCAGCAGCCACGGTGTCAGCCTTCCTTCTTGCGTTGAACGATCTTGCCGCCGTGCGAGCGGGTCCACATCTTCGCGATCATCTTCATGTGCTCGGTGGACTGTGGTTCGCGGCTCGGCTTGCGTCCCGCGATCAGCAGCCGCTCCAGTTTCGGGAACGGCTTGCCGCCCTTCCCGGTGTTCCACCTGGTGAACACGGCCGTCTGCCACGCGAGCCGCGTCAGGTTGTCGTGCTCGCGCTCCAGAAACCGCTGCCGGGCCCGAAACGCGCGATCGATTTCGGCCGGCGTCAGCCGCCAGAATTCGGCTTCGCTTCTTCCGAGGTCGTTCCATGCGTCGAGGAGGCCGGGCCAGTCGGTTGCTCGCCTGGACCGGCCTCCGGAGGGCTTGCCGCCTTCCCCGCCTGTGCGAGTTCGGCAAGGCCCTTGAAGGCAAGGCCGTAGGCCTTCCCGACCAGGCTGATGGCGTCGGCCACGTCGATCTGCTTGAACAAGGCGCGCGCGGCCATCTCGTCGAGATCATCGTGATTGTCGTGCAACGCTTGGAAGAACATCGTCCGCCAGTGCGCGATGCGGACTTTCTTTCCGTCCAGCAGCAGCGCGCCGATCTCGTCCATGCTGATGCCAAGCGCGATCTCGAGCTCCGCGAGCGCGTTGGCCGAGAACGACAGCAGGTACTTCTTGCTGTCGATCTCGATCTCGACCTTGCCCTTGTGGTGGTTTGCCATGAATGCCCCTTACGCGAACGTCGGCTTGCCGGAAATCTTGAAGGTGGCCGACGCCACCATCTTGTCGTCGAGCGGCGCTTCCGGTTCGAGCCCCGTCATGACGGCATCGAAGGTCCAAACCGACAGATCGGTGAAGGTGATGCGGCAGGACACCAGCTCGTCTGACTCGTAGGCTTCGTCGAGCTTGTCGAAGTCCGTACCACCCGGAACAAAGTTGAGTTCGATGGAACATTCGCCGCCGTCCCTCAGTCCGGAAATGTATTCCCGGTAGCGGCTGGGCGATTGCGTATGCGTCGCCTCGACGGCGTCTTTCGCGCGGCCCGGCGGCGTGATGTTGGTCACCTCCGCCAGGGTGTCGTAAGTGGCCGGACTGTTCTGGTTCTGGATGGCAAAGAGGTTGCCATGGCCGATTCTTGCGTTGGTGGACATTTATGAAGCCTCCTTCATTCTGCGGGAAATCCCCGCAGTCTCCCGGCGGGTCGGGAACGTGATGAACGCTGCTACTTGATCTTTGCCGCGAGCCGTGCGGCACGCTTGGCCGCGCGGGCCGCCGCTCTCGCAATCTCTGTGCCCAGCGCCTCTTTCATGCTCTCCAGCATCGAATGCTTCAGTGCATCCCAGGTTGGCCGCATGAACGGCTTTGCCGCGTGATGCGCGGTTCCGAACTCCTGAAACTGTCCGTAGAACGCCGATTTCGTTGGCCCGACGCTGACGATCACCGACCGCCCCGTGCCGCCCGCCGCGCGGTTCGCAGCCCGAGCTGCTGCCGCAGCTTCCGCCCGCGTCGCGCCTTCCTTCATCGCGGAGGCGAAAGCGGCCGTGCCCGGATTGATGATCTTCGGTTTTGACACCTTGATCTCGGTCGAAAGCTTGCCCTTGTCCCTCGGCGCCAGATGGCTGGCATGATCGGCAAAGTCCGCCGCCGGCACCACGGCCGCGCGCTTGAGCACATTGCCCTGCACGGACTTCGGCAACTCGAGCAGCGCGTCCTCCAGCTCTTTCAGGCCGTCCATCCTGATCGAGGATTTGATCGAGGCCATCAGATTTTCAGCTGCCTACCGTCAGCCAACTCTTCGTTGATCTGATCGACAAAGCTATATCGACGGTCTTGGCAACTCTCTTTGGTGTTGAAGTCCCGAGTGTCTGCATTTTCCTGGATCGATGCCGGACAGAGCGGCATGTATTGATCTATGCTCAGCCAGCCATCGACGATGCTGTAACGATAGCCTTGCCCGATCACGATAAAGCCGCGCGAGACCAGAAATCGAATGCTGACCATCTCTTCGTCAGTTGCAACGCGAGCCATTTTCACCGCTCCTCGAACCAGATCAGATAGTCCTTGCTCGACCGATATCGCGCGGGCGGACCTTCGTCCCAGTCCTCGCGCTCGCTCTCATAGAAGATGCCCTGCACGACGATCGCTTCCTCCGGCGAGTCGTCGCCCCACAGCATGCTGCCGGGCCCGAAGCCGTCGATCCGTTCCTTGACCTGCCGCGCCAGAAGATCGGCGGCATCCGCCGTCGGCGCCCAGCAGTCGATCTGCATCCGCGTCCGGTTGAGGCCGGAGGCGCCTTCCATGTGATGGTCGCCCTGGCCGGATATCCGGCTGTAGACGATGCTGGGTCTGGTCTCGCCCTGCGGCAGCTTCAGCGTAAAGACGCGGTACCGGGGCGACGCCGATGCCCCGCTGTCGACGCTTGCGGCAATCGTGGCGTCGTCCAGGAGATAGGCTTTCAGGCCGACGCGGACGTCCTGCAGGGTCATGGCGTGGCGTCCGCGCGGCGTTGCGTCACGATCGTAAGCCCCTCACGCCTTCCGATCTCGTTGACGGCGAGAACGTCATAGATGTTCCTGGTGTCCGGTTCATCTTCCGGCGACTCGTCCGCCAGCGCCGGATAGACGATGCGGTCGCGCTGCGAGAGTTCTGCCACGTTCGCCGACCAGCGGATGCGAAATTCGACCTGCTCGGTCCCGACGATCTGCTCGCCGCCGAACCTCTCCTCGCCCCGCAACGGCCGGTAGCCCGCCGCCCGCCGTTCGACCAGCGTCGTCCAGGTCTCGACCACGTCGCCGGAATCCGTCGACGTCACGGTCTTGCGCTGGATGGTAATCAGGCGATCGAGGCGGCCGGCACGCATATCGCAGATGATCCTTTCGAAAAGCCGCCCGAAGGCGACCGGGAAAGTGGGGCCCTACCCCTACACAGCAAAAAGCCGCCCGGAGGCGGCCTGTGGAGAGCGAGGAAAGCGGTTGGCTCTCGCCCTGATTGAACCTTTTGGGTGGTGTCAAGACTAGATTGGAGGGGCAACGTGGGGTAGTGGTGGCCGGTGGCAGAACCCAGATATTACCCGTATTTCGATTATTTGAGAGCGTTCGCAGCGCTCGGGGTCTTTGTCGCCCATGCCGACAAATACCATTATCTGCCGCCGCAACTTCAACTCGGAAACGCCTGCGTGCAACTCTTCTTCACGCTCAGCGGATTTCTGATCGGCGGGATTCTGCTCCGCTCACATCCGATGGATCTTCCACGCTTCTACTTTAACCGAGCTGCTCGCATTTGGATACCGTACGCAATTGCCATTGCTCTACTCGCTCTCGCGACAGCGTTGAAGCAAGGCTTCCACGATCCGAAGTTCGGCGAGTTTTTCATCTACATGGGAACGTTCGTCTATAACTGGTTTGGCCCGCCTCAACTGGCTGCATCTCAGTCCCGGATGCCGCTCGATGGAACAGGAAACCACTTTTGGTCCATCTGCGTCGAGGAGCAATTCTACCTTGTTGCGCCGTTCCTAATTCTGTTCACGCCCCGAATTGTCTTGGCGGCCGGACTTGTCGCAGCGACTCTCTTTTCTCCCCTTTATTTTTTGTCGATCAGCCTCGGCGTCGCGCTGGCGCTCGTAGGCCCGAGAGCGTGGTTGATCGCGGTATCCGCCAGCGCGGGCGTCGTCCTCGTGATAGCAGGTGGCCCCTACATAGCCGCCTCTGCAACATTATCACTCGCGATTGTCTGCATTTTTGCTCGTCTGCCAGGATCCGCGACGACGTTTGGAAGAATCGTCGGTGGCGCGTCATATCCGTTCTATCTAAATCACTGGATCGGGCTCTTTGCCATTAACGCCGCGATGCACCTGAAGGCGCCATACTGGATGGCGTGGATCACGGGGCTCTTGATAGCAGTCGCCCTAAGCGTTCTGCACTTCATTTTCATCGATCGAACGATCGCAGCAAAGCGAGATAAGTGGTTCTCACCACGCACTGGATACGTCCTCTGCACAAGCGGCGTCCTACTTGTAGCCGCTGGAATGATCTACGGCCTTAAGAACGATTAAGCCGCCTTCTCCAGCCCCATTGGATAATTGTCGTTCGATACCGGCTCGACGTCGCGTTCGAGCAAGAAATTCAGATTGAATTGCCGGATCGACTCTACGGCCGGAGAGTACGGCGTAGCATAGACGCTCTGATCCCAAAGGCCCCAGACCTGCCCCCCTCCTGCTCCGATCGTCCCGCTTGATGGGCGGAGGTCATTGTTGATCGATGGGCCTGAGAAATTGAACTGCGACGGGAACACCATGGGCACCGCCGCCATGTCGGCGTAGCTCTGCGTCATCTGGGTCTGCAGATGCGAACTGAATTTGCTCGCCCAGCGCAGGGTGTTGGTGTATAGCGGCGCGTTAACATAAGTAGCCGTGCCACCAGAAGTGAATGCTGAGAACGCGCTGCTGTCTACGTTGATGGTGACCGAATTTCCGGCGACGGCTGTCACAGTGTAAGTATTGCCATTGAGCTGCGTCATGCCTCCAACGCTTGCTAAAGAGATTTGCATGCCGATGACGGCGGGATTTCCCCCACCAGATATGGTGCCGCGTGTGCCGGAAGTGGTGGCAAGCGTCAGCACACAAGGATTGGCTTGTGTCGCTCCGGTTACTGGTGACGTCCACTCATTCTGCGAGTAGTCCGGCGAGTAGCCACCCTCGTACGCAGTGAGGGGGAGATTAATGCTACCGCCCCAATTGTTCTGCGCCCAGGCATACCAGAATTGAGCGGCTGCCTTGACGTAGTTCAGGTTGAACGGTGCTGCAGCCCCACTGAGGGTATCAACATAAGTATCCGCCAAGGCAGCCTGCGCCGACGGGTTGCCCGCGTTGGTCACCACATAGGCGTACCCGTCACGAAGTTCCTGCAAAGTGCCGTAGGCCACTGGCGTGACATAATTTGCCATCGCAACATGCGTAACCCAACGATAGGCTTCGCCAACCCCCGCAGTATTTGAGTAGCCGGATTGTGATGGGCCTGACGATATCCAGAGCGCCGAAGTCAGGCGCACATTGCTCACCGACGTGGCAGAGCTGGAGCAAGCGTCGTTAGCGCAACCAGATGCCGTTTGAACACCTGCGATAACTTGGTAACGGCTTCGATTGCCGGAGTAGACAGTGCTGACGGCTTGGCCCAGAAGCGAAATTGCCTTGCCGTACCAGTTGTGAGTGTCGTTGGAGGTCGCCCAATAGGCAAATGCCTTGTTCCATCCATAGCGCGTTGCGTAGAAGCTGCTCGCAGAATTCCACGCTTCGTTTGGCCCCTCGTACCGAGGGATCATCCACGAAGGTGCATTGTCGCGGAAATACGCCGCCATGCTCGGCATGTAGTCGGTGATCGGATCGATCGAGAGATACGGCGTGGTGACGTAGGCGTGAGCGCCCAGCTCAACAGCCACCTGCAGCATGGTTTCTGGCGGAACACCGTTACCTATTCCGACGTCGCCGCGATCGGTATCGCCACCCTGCTTAATCCACGCGTTCAACGTGGCATCATAGATCAATGTTCCCACTGCGTTGGCCGTTGGCCGGCGCACTGAAAACGCTATCGTATCGCCGAAGTGGTCCTTAATCGCAATCGCACCAGTTCCGGCGACATCAAGTGTAGGAGTGTTGCCTGATGCGGTTGCATTGAACTTGACAATGACCGTGGCCTTGTCGGTCAGTGTAAAGCCGGCGGGCGGCGCCCCTGCCGAATAGGCGTCTCCAACGTTGGTCGTGATACCAGCATACAGTGAAGGTCGATAGTCAGTGCCGGAGTAGTAGACATAGCTGACCGGCTTCCTGGTTGCCCATGTCGTAACGCTGGTCGTGTTCATCCCTTGCCAATCGCCGAAGCGAATGACACCCGCATTCATATAAGCCCAGTTTTGCCGAAACTTCTTCCCAAGGATTCGCCCGGCGTTTAGCTCGGCCTCGTCGTCGACATGGAAAACTTTCAGATCGCTCGGCGTGGTCGTGGCCGCAGAAAACCCGATGTCGAACCGATAGGATGTTGTTGAAAACACAAACCGATTAGTGCCAGTGCCGGTTTTGCTGCCACCATCTACCGTCATAGACGTGCTGGATGCAGTGATGGTGCCGGTTACAAAATATGTGCCGGACTCCCCCGCTGTGCCGGTGATTTGGTCGCCGACAACCGTTCCAGAGGCGACGCCCGTCCCTGTTAGGGACGTGCCTTTTTGGATCGTGCCACCGCTCGGCGCGCCTGCCGTGAGTATGCCTGCGGCTATCGATCCGGTGAAGGTGGCGGTAGGCAGCACCGTTGCAGACATGCCGGTACGCAAAGTATTTTGACCACTCCACGTAGCAGCGTAGTTGCCCGGGCGCTCGGATTGAAGCGGCACGTAGAAAATCGTATAGACGCCGCCGTGAGAGAAACAATTTGCCCCGGGGACCGGATAGCCGTCCGCATCCAGTTCGTCCGGAGCGGGCTTTCCGGTGTTGTCGGAATATGTCCAATTTTGAGCGCCCTTCATGGCGTTCATGAAGGCAAAATCGTTTGAGATTTGGAGGAAGTTGACGCCGATCTGGGACTTACCGCCGTTGAAACTCGTGACAGCGCTTCCATGCACCCACGCGCTTGCAGGCCCACAGAAGACGAGCCATATCGCAGCGAGAAGGAATTTAAACCACATCAGAAGGAGCCGTATCCGTTCACGCTGCGCGCGTTTGTGTTCTGTGCGCCATACTCCGTTGAGTTGAGGGCAGACGCCGCAAGCCACGCCTCCATGATGGTTCCGTTCAGCGATTGCG